CGACTCGGCCGAGGAAGACGTATCCCGCCGCGACTTCACGATCAACGGTCTCCTGTGCGTGGGCGACACCACTGATGCCTACACCGTGGCGGAATACGAGGAAGCCCTCAAGGGGGCGGACATCCGCTATACCGTCCAGGACTTTGATGATTCAGTGACTTATGGGATCGTTGACCACGTGGAAGGCTACGAAGACCTCAAGGGAAAGACCATCCGCTGCATCGGCGACCCCAATGCCCGATTCTCCGAGGATGCCCTGCGCATGCTCCGGGCATGTCGTTTCGCTGCCCAGCTTGGGTTCGACATCGCTCCCGATACCTGGAAGGCCATTGCAATCAACGCCCCACGCATCCAACAAGTGTCGGCCGAGCGTATTGCCATCGAACTTCTCAAGATCGTGTCCAGCCCGCATCCGACAGAAGGTTTGGCTCCTTTGATCCAGACCGGACTGATCGACTATCTTCCATTCGTGAAGGAAGTCAAGACAGGGGTAGCCAACGTGATTCGCCGATTCCAGGCCTTTCCCGTCAGCGATCCTCTCCTCGGGATGGCTATGTTATTGTCTAACAACGATTTGCGATTTGTCAAAGACGCATGTTTTCAACTCAAGCTCTCAAATGATCAGACCGCTGATATCGCGGGGGCGTTAAACGTAAAGGAAGCGGTCCTGGGTCACGCCCTTAAATTCGGACCGTCGAGTCCGAACAGGGAAATCCCTCGGCTGAAGCGCCTGATGCGCACGCCGGGGGCTTACAGCGGACTGACCGTGGCGGAGCAAGACGCTCGATTAGGATGGACTCGGGACGGAGCCAACTCCTCCGGGGCATGCGTAGACGTGCTTCTCAGNTACCTGCGGAGTCTCACCATCGCCGATATCAATCCCGAGCGGCTGATTACCGGGGACGATCTCATCGCCATCGGCATGAAGCCGGGGAAGAACTTCAGGTCAATCCTGGAAGACATCGAGAACAGGCAGCTTAACGGGGATTACATCACCAGGGCGGGCGTCTTGCAGATGCTCAAGACGAGCCACGAGCATTCAGGGGCAGGCGAATGATCTTCAACCTTAAAGCGGAGTTTTTACGAAAGGTCACCGCAACCACCTTCCTGGAGATCGCCCTCAAGAGGGCGGTCCTCATTCTCGAAACTTGGGACATTCCCCATTACGTCTGCGGCGGATTTGCCGTCCAGGAGCGGGGATACGCCCGGATGACCTCGGATGTGGACATCGTCGTCCCGAACGTCAATGACGCCATCTGGCGGCTGACGCAGAGCGGTCTCTTCAGGAGGAACCAGGGATCGAAGATGACAGTGACCGACAAAAAGACAAGGGTCCCTATCGATCTCATGGAGGGCGGCTCCAACCAGGGTCCGGGTCCCATGAGCCTGCCGGTCCCGACCGTCGTGTCCTCGGAGCCGGTGTTCCTGGAGCTTCCTGAACTCTTGTCCGTGAAGCTGTCCAGTTATATGGGGAGTCCGATTGGCAGGGCCAAGGACCTCGGCGACGTGGTGGAACTCATCAAAGCCAACCGTCCGCCGAGAGACTACCCGGTGGACCCGAAGGTCAAAGGCGAGTATGAGAAAGTGTGGGATGCCTTGAGAAAGGAAGGGCGATGAACGAGGTCGGGAGTATTATCTTGGACGATTTCATGGCCGTCACGGGCAGGACTCGTCTGGAGCGGATTCTGCGTTCGGTCAAAGACGAAGCAGGGACTCCTGCCGCCTATGCGGTCTACGCCGCCCTGAGCTTGGCCGGGGCGCATTTTACGGGCAAGCGGCTGGACATCAAGGGGATGGAAGAAACGCTCAAAAAACTCATCGACTTGGTTGCCTCGGGCAAAATCCTGAACGACGTGACCAAAGAGGAACTCAGAAAGGTACTGGAGGATCAATGAGGAAGCTAAGGGCATGACGTGAAGGAAGCCATCACGACGGTTGACGACCCCGAGCGATATGACAGAGACCCAGGACAGTTGCGTAAAACGGGAAGGTTCTACTGTTTGGATTGCCACGAGGAGCTTTAGCTCCCAAGGAACTCAGTCTTTTCCGCCAGCCTGCGCCTTAGCAGTCCGGCGACCACCATCCCCCCGGCACGATCCCATTTGGCGAACTCGTTCGCCGCATCCGCCATATCGTTTTCGTTCACCAGCTTGAGCAGGGTAGACGAGTGCAGGTTCCCTGACCCCAGGTTGAACGTAAAATCGACCAAACTATCATATTCTCCTTGAGTCAGGACGACCTTCACGTAGAGATTGACGGCGCTTTCCGCATTAGCCATATCGGCTTCGAGCCACGCCTGTGCCTGCTCCTGCGTACAGGTTTGTCCCGATCCCACTCCATGGGTGTGACCGTACCCGATGGTCCAAACCCCGACCGAATCCTGGTAGGAAGCCAATCGGCAGCCCTCGAAACTCTCCGTCAAGGCCACTCCCTTCAGCGAGTATTGCATGGTTTCTCCTTTACACCGCCACGTCGAGGTAAGCCCTGTCCTGTGAAAAGTCAATGGTTATTGCCATAGTGCTTGTTATGCTCTCCGAACCACGGTCCGGGGAAAGCACCACGGACAGTTTTCCATTCGCATAGGAAAGACCCGAGGGCGTGAATCCCATTTGATAACTCGTTGAAAAGTTTGGGTCTCCCATGATGAAATTGTCGGTCAGCATCATCCCATTGCCGAAAAGGAAAGTCATCCACAGGTTTAGGGAAGGGTTGCTTTCGTCCAATATGGTCATGGATGCTCTTCCAAGGAGTATTAAGCCGTAGAAGGGAAAAGAAGTTCCTGCTCCTCGGTAAGAACCGGACCCTTCTGAAAACCACGAGGCGGACGGGTATCCGATGTCCTGCACCCCGTTTGTGTAGTGCTGTCCATTGAAGGCGTATCCCGTATGTCCATTGTTTCCTGGAAAATAGAAGCCATCCGAGTCACTTTGTTGAATCAGGGCCGTTGCGACCATCGGCTGCTTGAGATAATTGTAGGGAGCATTCGCCATTTGAAATCCTCAGTCTTGCGACTTTGCCTCTCTAAATAGAAGAAGCGAAGTCAAGGCACAGGTGCTTAGAAATGTTTCTATATCCTTCTACGGTCTCAAGAACGCTAGACCCCTCGGGCAAAAGTCTACTCACGGTTGTCGGTCTTCATGACCGGGAACTGAGCGATGCCGATNTCAACTTAATCCAAGACCTTCAAGGGTTAAAGCGCCAACAACTCCTGAAGGACGGTCCTGCCAATTCGGGATGTCTGACGTATTCCCCCCTTGCATTCGATACGACAGTGGCCAACACCTTCACCGTTCCCAGATTCGATGTCTTGTTCAACGGAGAGGTCGTAACCGTCACCGGCTCCCTGTCGGCCGACCAAACCGTCAACAAAGTCATTCTTCCGCCGCCCGCTTTCTGGTATCAGTCCCAGGATGAGCCGGCCCGTATATACGTGGCTTTCCTGGAGCTTTGGTATCAATCCCTGGACCCCACACTCGGCTCCCAGACGGGCTACTACGTCGATCCGACGACCAACCAGAATTACTTCTACCCTTATGGCGGAGTTACCCCGGACCCTTCTTTGCTGGAATCCATCCCCGACGACTCGGTCGATATCTTCAACAACGGGCTCTTCACCACCCAGCGGGCGCAGATACAATGGAGGATCAACGTCCAGCGTGTCACCTTGGCCTACGACTTCACGATCAATCGCTACGGAATTGACCCTCTCGGACCAGGAGTCAACCAGGGCGTCTACGCCCAGGCCGGCCAGTCCACTCCCATCAACACGGATACCGCTTACCAATTTCATAATCTCGGAGCCATTACGGGTGACACCGGTTTGTGGCGTGCGGGCGACGGCAACCCGAACAATTTCCTCGGCACCATGGACGGGTACAGCTACGCCATGCCGCTTGCCGTGGTCTTCCAGCGCAACTCGGGACCCTTCTATCTCTCGAACAACGTCTTCGGATGCGCAGACCCCCATATCAGCGCCTCGGGTCTCATCCAGTACGAGATTTCCGGCAGGTTCGATTCCCGCTTGGCGGATCAAATCTATGCCGACGATACGGTCGATCTCAGGCAGACCGTCAGCCTGGACGGGTGGGATTTCGAGAAGCTCGCCAACGAAGGGATCGTTGACCTTTTCACCGGCAACCTTCGGTCTCATATCGGTCGCGGGATATCCCCCGGCATGAGTCCCTCCGCCCTGGGCTCCGCCCTGGACTATTACGTCTCGGTGGCTCCTGCTCTCGTCGCCAATACCCAGCATCTCGGGGCCTTCGACGGATTCTCGAACGGTTTCTCTTCCGACCTGAGAACGTTTCCAGTCACTCAACGGATTACGATCAACAACAAATCGGTGGGTACCAAAGGCTCTCGATGGACACAGAACGACGCTTTTGTGGTCGCTCTTCCGAGCGCTTCCTCGGCATCGATAAGCAGTGTCTTTTTGCAGGGATTCAACAGTCCTTCTCCGGGGATTAAGATACCCATTAACTTGTTGTCGGGTCAGGTGCGTATCTCAGGGATCGGGTCCAAGACCATCGTCGTGAGTTTCCCCTTCAACCTCATCGGGACTTCGTTCGACCCAGGGGCGAACAACCTCTATGTGACGCTCGGAGTCAGCTACCCGGCCGGCGGGAAGGCCAATCTCGTCAACATCCCCATCGCCATGGACGGCGGGACTTTGTTCGATGCGGACTCCGCCAGCGGCAAGACGCTTCCGGTGTACGGGGTTTCGGAATACGTCATACAAACGCAGCAACTATCGGCTCAAGCATATCAGGTGTGGACCTACAACCCCGAATATTCGAGCGTCCAATTCGGCACCAGGGTATGGGTACAGATTCCGGGTTCCTCGGGGGTCCAGCAGACGGTGGCCAGTGGTGTGGTTACGACATTCACCATTCCGAGGATGGGCATAAACGGGAACGTCAACGGTCTTTATTCCGTCTCGGCTTTTGACTTGACGACGGGCAATGTGTATGCCATATCCTCAAGAGGTATGACGGGTACCTCTTGCGTCATATCCATCCAGCAGGCAGTTCCCGCCAATTCCATAGTGGTCGTGGTCTTCATGGCGCAGGACACCGCACAGGCGGCTTTCAATGCCCCGGTCAAGGGCGTCACGGAGATCGAGGAGACGGTACTGTTCGGGACATATCCTTCCTCGTCTTCCTTCACGATGGATTCCCGAGTCGTGGTGGAATCAGTATCCTACGACAATGTCGCCGACGTCAGCACCGTGGTGCTGGCCTCCAACAACTGCATAATCAAGGGTATATCCGGGGACGATACCAACAAGTTCGTATGGGTCGTGGATCAGTCCAACAATCTCACGGCAGTCCAATGTTCTGCGGTGGACTTCAACAACGGCTTTGTCACCATCACAGTTCCGGGAGTCAACCTCGTCACCGGCAGCAGCGGAACCAATTTCTTCTTTGTCGGTTCGATTTTGCCTGCGTTCAATCCCAATTCCGTGCTTGTCCTGGAAGAGCGGTATATCCCCTACCAGGGCGAAGGGGTGACGGCTCGCAATTACGAAATCCTCTTCACGGACGACAACGCCCTCATCACTACCAACGGGACCGGCACCGCTCCCATCGTGGGTCTAGCCGATGTCTTTCCCTATAACCGGCAGCTTCCCATCTCCACTACTCTGCCTTCTCAGGTAGGTTGGCTGGATTCGACGCTTACGAACCTCCCGCTCTCGACGCTTTTCGACAGCAACTACGTCGCCATGAGGCAGAGCAACGTCGAGACGGTGTTCGAGGTTCCGCTGCACACAAACGACTTCATCCTTCCGCTGAATAGGGACATCAGAAAGCAAATACAGCTTCTTCAAGGAGGTACGGGAGGCAGGGGCTTCAGTCAAGCAATCCCCCACGTCGGCTTTGCCATCACCGCACCTGCACCCAAGACGGCGCTCGGGCAGAATCTCCAGAGCACCATCGCCCCGATTGTCTTTTATGTGAACAATGCCAGCGGGAATGACTCGAACGACGGGCTCAGCCTATCGACGCCCAAGCTCACCATCACGGCGGCGGTCGCCGTTCTCCCTCCGGTTCTCAGGCACCCGTGTTCCATCCAGCTTGTATCCACGGGCGTTGCGTACAGCATCAGTTCCCTGTCTTCTACCTTGCAGGTCATCGCCCTTGGGGATGGGACTGTGCGCTCCTCCAAATGGTATGCCCTGGCCAACCTTGCTTTCAGCATCCAGGAAGAAGGAAGAGTCGTCATCACCAGCACAGCCGCTGCCATCAGCCCGGTCGTCATCGACGCCACCGGCTGGCAGGGTTTCGGGGATGGTCCTACCTCGGCGTTCTTCGTGGACAACAGCAGGGTTATTTTCAACAACTTGCAGTTCCAGGGATTCGTCAATCCGGCAGTGTACGGGATTGACTCCGATGTTGAGTTCGTCTCCTGCGTCTTCCAGAACAATGCTCAGGCGGCCGGTTTCGAGCAGGGTTCCGGGGTCATCATGACCGGGGGCTCGATTACCCTCCCCGCTGCGGGCACCGGAGTCGTTCTTTCCCAGTCGGAACTCACGGTATCCGATGTGGATTTGGCGGTTGCGGCAGCGGCGACCCCAGGTTCGTTCTTCGTGGCGGAGCGTTCTTCGTCCCTCAATCTTTCGATCCATGCCCCGGCAGCAGGGCAGGAGACAAATATCTCGGCGTCAACAGTCGTTGCCTACGCCCAACTCAACTCCAGCATTGCGGCAGCCGGTAGCTTCCAAACGGCGGGGCAAGCCATTCTTACGGCAAATTCAGTACTTAGTCGTTCAGTGACCATCGACCCGTTTTTGGGGGGAATTACCCTTGACCCGTCGTCTTCAGTCGTCACTCAATTGTAGGATAAAGAACCTATGAGCACACCAGCACTTCAAGCAGCACCGACAGTCGCAAACATCGACCAAAATTACCTTTTGACGGTGAATTGGACCCCGTTCGATGTCAATGGGAACTACTCCATTTATTCGGGGTGGAATCTCTTCGTTGCCACACCTCCCGGCAACACTCCCGTGACGTACTTCACCACGGGCACGGCTTTCGGCGGCACCGTCAGCAGCCCGTCTTTTGACCAGCAGCTTACGTCGGGGGACTACACCCTTGACATGCAGGGACTTTCTTCGGACCTCGGTCAATTTCTCAACAGTCCCCATTTCAACAATCCCCACGAATTCCCTCACGCTCTCACGAGCACCCTGGTTTCGTTCGACAACACGACCCTGTCGCTCGGGCAAACCCTGACTATCACCCTCAGCGGAAGCTATGACGGCTCCATTGCCAGCGGTTGGCAAGTCCTTTATCAAGATGGAACCACGTCGGGTCCCCTGCCTTTGACCAGCCGGACTACGACCAAGATTTTCACCGCTCCGGGCCAGCAGAACATCGTCGTCCAGGTGTTCGCCAATTTCACGAACGCCGCCCCCGCCGTCAAGTTGACGCGATCCTTCAGCTTTTCCGTTTTCGTGATTAACCAGCAGTTCACCACGGCTCCCCAGACCTCCATAACCGGCACGCTTGGCGTGGCAGGCGAACAGGGATTCGAGATCGTCAACAACACAACCTCTTCCGTCCAGGCCGCCCCTTACGAAGTCATCGTCCGCAACCTTGTCCGTGACACGATCACGAACGAACTCAAGCTCCTAGTCGCTACGAGTCGATTCTCCAACGCAAGCTCTTTGCTCGGGACTATGGCTCTGGACGTATTCCCCGTAATGGGTCGTCCGCAGGCCACCGAACCCCTCACGCCGTTGGGGATCGTCCCCGGATCGTCCTCGTCCGCCTCCCCGACGAGCATTACGACGACCAGCATGCCCTCGAATTCCTTCATCGGTATTCCGCAGGAATACTTCCAGTTCATGACTGCCGGTCCGGCTTCCAACGGTCCGTTTAGCTGGTTTGCTACCGGTTTGCCGCCCGGCTTGAGGATGTCCATTGACGGTACGATAAGCGGAACCCCTACCCAGTTGGGCACCTTCACGGTGAACATCTCGGTTATGGATTCCAGCACGCCGACCCCGTTCATAGCGCAGCAGACGTTCAGCTATACCGTCCTGACAAACTTGGCAATCACCTCGACATCCCTTCCCGGAGCTACGGTCCTGACACCGTATACCACCACGGTCAAAAATTCGGGGGGACTGCTCCCCTTCACGTGGTCCATTCAGAGCGGCACTCTGCCGATTGGGTTGGTTCTGAATCCAAGCACGGGGGTGATTTCGGGAATTCCCTGCTCTTACAACACCACGGATTATGTCAACCCGTTCTCCGTCACCATTCAAGTTCAGGATGCTGTCGGCGCACTGGCTTCGGCAACTTTTCAGTTTACTTTATCTCGTGCCGCTCTCCAATTAGGTTTTCTCGTTCAACCGACGATTTTTGCAGGACAGGATTTTCGTCTTGAGGTTCCCGTTCTCGGGGGTACTCCTCCTTACACGCTTTTCAGTTTTACAGACGATGGTACATACGCCCTGAATCCCAACGGTGACAACTACAATCAACTGGATAACGGTAAATTCGAACTTCAGATCGCAGTTCCTTCCGGTCATGAGGGCACGCACAGTTTCACCATCACCGTGAACGATATCGCCGCTGGCTTAATCACTCAGACTTTTTACTACAATGTGAACAAGGAGATCAGCAACATCCTTGTGACCCATGCCGCTTTCGACCACATTTGGGGCAGCGGCGACGGTACGTCTTCATCGTTCTCGATAACGGGACCTTTGGGGGGATTCCTCATCAATCAGAACAACCTTCTGGTTCAGTCCGATTTTTCCCGCTCCAACGGTCTCGTTGTGACAGTCGATCCTTCTGGACCCAAGGTGACAGTCGTCGGTCCGCCAAGCGCCCCTTATAACAACATCGAGGCTCGGGTACATATCCCGCTCACCAACGGAACCGCCACGGTAGCCACCATCGTTCAGGAGTTCTCGCTCATCACGCACAGCGGTACCTCGGACATCGGGACGGTATCAACCTACACCGGACCTTACATCGTGGGAAATTTCATCGGACTCGACCCCAGGAGACCTTATTTCAATTCTCCTCAGGTGTTCAATTCTCCCTACACCGTCAGGGTGCAATCCGGTTCTTCGCTCCCCTCCGGTCTGTCTCTCGATCAAATCTCTGGGTTGGTTTACGGGAATCTTACTGCGACCTTCGGGACTTTGTCCGGGGGCAATACCAGTGTTTTCGAGTACATAGACGCTTACAACGTCGTCCACGGGACCGTGACAGTTTTCTGGGACACCGTCAGTAATGCAGTACCTCTTCAAGGCACCTTTGCTTCGGTGCCCATCAACAGGTCTTTCGCCGTTACAATCTCCTCTCAGGCAACCAACCTGGCCTCAGCCAGTGTCTATCGTGGTCATCTTCCGGCCGGTACGATCCTTTCCGCCACCGGAAGCACCGTCACTTGGAGCGGAGCCCCCACGGAAGCCGGGTATTTCGATGTCTGGATAGCGGTGACCACCACTACCGGAGCTACGGGCTACATCTATCAACGCCTTGCCGTAACTTACAGTACACCGGCGCTCATCCTCACCGCATCGTTGCCGAACATCATCGTCAATCAAGCCTACTCTACGACATTGCAGGGGTACGGCGGCGTCCCGGCCTATACGTGGACCAGTGATATGGCGACGAGCTTTCCCGCTCTCGTAGCCTATATCACCCTCAATCCCAGTACCGGAGTCCTGTCCGGCACCGTTCCGCCTGCCGCTGGTCTGGAGGGACAGAGCGCTACCATCACATTCACCCTCACGGACAGCGTCGGATCGGTGACCAGAAGGCAAATAGTCGTCCATGTTTTCAGCACATTGCTGGTCGCCACCATATCCATTCCCCCCATCACCATCAACGTACCGTACTCGTTCCAGATGACGGCTACTGGCGGTCTCGCTCCTTATGCTTGGACCAACGTATCGGCATCGTTGCCGACCGGGATCACAATCGACAGTTCCGGTCTCATCTCAGGCACCACTGCACAAGCAGGCTATGGCACTCAATCCGTGAATTTTATCGTCACTGATTCCTTGTTGAACACAGCCAACAAAAGCCTCGCCGTCACTGTAGGAATTGTCGCGGGCATGACCATCAGCACGGCCGGGGTCGGCGATCTACTGAGGGGAGTTCCCTACTTGGGGACTTTGTCGGTTTCCGATCCTTCGACTCCAGGACCTTCAAACTTGGTGAGTTGGTCCGTGATTTTGGGTTCTCTCCCGTCCGGGCTCTCATTGACCGCCAGCGTCTCGGACTACGGCACCACTGCTAAGATTACGGGCGTCTTCGCAGGCGCAGCCGGTGCGCAGCCTTCTTTCACCGTCCAAACGATTGACCAAGCGGGGCATTTGGCCACCGCCATCGTGACCATCACCGCCACGACGAACCTGGCCATCAACCCTCCGCCGTTTCCGGGCTATTTCGGGTTGCCTACGGCAACCGTTGGGGTTGCTATCACCCCCATCCAACTTACGGCTACGGGCGGCGGCGACCCGTCAGGCGGCACCCCTGTCTATACGTGGTCGATTCCTTCTCCTCCGCCAGGGTTCCCGTTCTCCTTGAGCAGCGGCGGATTGCTGCAAGGAACTGGCGGCGTGGCAACTACCTGGAACTTCACCGTTCAAGTGGTAGATGCCATGAGCCCGGCAGATACGGCATCTCACCTCTTCACCATGCAAGTCACCTCCAGCACACTCATTATCTTCACTACCACGTTGGGGTCAGGCGAGGCGGGGGTTGCCTACTCCAAGACCTTGCAGGCTTCTGGCGGCGTTCCTCCGTATACGTGGTCTTTGGTTGCGGGTACCCTTCCGACCGGGATCACGGTCAGCACCGGTGGAATCTTGGGCGGAACTACCAATCAGACTGGGAACTTCAGTTTCACTGTCCAGGTTCAGGACAGTATCGGATCGAAGGCGACCCAGGCGTTTAACGGTCCGTCGCCAGCGATATTGACGATCAATACCGGGCTGACTCTCAGCACCGGAATTGACTATGTCAATTCCCTGAATTTGGGAATCCTAGGCTACGTCGGAAACGGGGATGTCACCACCATCGGTTCCAGCTGGAACCGTTCGTTTATCATCGTAGCAAGCCATCTTCTCGCCAACGACCCCAGCCAGATGAGCGTGACCGTCCCGGCAGGATTTTCGGTCTCCTTTCCTTTTGTCTTCACGCGCGTGACAGGCGGTGGAGCGTCTCTCGGATATACCGCTTTCATCGTCCTCAGCGGTCCGTTCGCCAACGGGACCTTGGGGTCTAACAACTTCCCCGTAACCGTCACGGACGTTGGGGGGATCGTCGGTTTCGCCACGTTCACTTGGGTCGTCTATTCCAACGGCGCTTTGAGTCTCGGTCCTACGGTGGGCACCGTCCCCGCTTACGGCGTGCCCCTCCTGGAAGGGACTGCGGGGAGTCTGCCCATCTACAATGCTCCGGGGGCTTTCAACTTCCAGACCTACAACGGCGCTGCGGTCGATAAGGCCCAGGCCGCCCATATCGACGGGACCGGGGATTTCTCCCTGTCGGCCGACAACAGCGCTTCCAGCGGGATCGTCAGTTTCAGCTATGCCAATCCCAATTTCCAGTATGCCTATGCCGGTGGAGCGCTGCCTTCCGGCGTGGCGCTCACCGACTTGACTTTGACCGATTTCGATATCGCGTGGTTCGATCTGTCATACCCAAGTACCGGCACGGAAGCCTTCGACTTGTTCGGCTTCGGGTCCGGCAAGGGCGGCCAACAATTGGTCACCCCATTTCTTTACATGGTCATGCCGACGGTGTCCGTATCCGGGACTTCAATTGGTATCTCCAACAACACCTTCATCCACACTGTCGGTCCCTCCACGCCTCAGACCGAAGCCGACGTTCAGGTAACTTCCGGTTCTGTCGGGTGGGTTTCTTTCGGAAACCTCAAAAACGGGGGGTCCGATACCATCACCCTTTACGGGAGCGACAACAGCAACGCACACATTTCGCACACGTTGAACATGACCAATATGGGGTTCAGCATTCCGGCGAACGCAACCATCACCAACGCGACGGTGTCTCTGGTCGTTTCGCAGTCTGCCGGTAGCAGTGAGACTTTCCAGAACGGTGTTACTTTGATCGGCACCGCCCATCCGCCGTCCGCACAGAGCGGAGTGCAGGTTGGTTCNGGTCGCTTCGATTTCGTTTTGAGCGGAGTGACTCCCAACGAAGCAAACAGTAGTGCATTCGGCTTCACTTTTTATCTGCAATGCACCCAGCAACCAGGTACCGGTGCAGTACTTCAGGTTTCAAGCGCCAAGCTGTCACTGACTTACACTGTCCCGTCTACTTCCAGCGTTGCCATAGTATTCTACAAACCGCTGTCTCCGCAGCAGCAGGGAACCGCCAGCAGCACGGGAAACACCGTGAATGTGTTCGCTTCGATTAACAACGGCGCTTCAATCGTGAGCATCACTCCGACTTACGGCAGCGGCGCACTCGCTGGTTGGCTGACGGGCTACACGGCGGTGGTCCAATTCCCGCCTGCGGGGAGCGGCACCTATCTTTTCGCTCTTAGTCTGTCTCTATCGGGTCATTTGACTTATTTGAGCGGTACGACGATAACATCTGGAACGATTACCTATGTCAATGGACAGATCGCTACCATCACCGTCGTCCGCAGCTAGGGGGTAGCGCTTGGCCGGATACAACTGGAAGTATGCTTATCCCGGACCTCCCTTCCACTGGTTGGGGAACTTCTCTCTGACCCAGTGGAATGCCCTGAAACAGTGGGCAAACTCTCGTCAGGGCGACGTGGCGGCGGTGTCTACTTTCCATCGTATCAGGGCTCAGCAACTCCGCAAGACGGCGGGCGTTCTAGAACAGTACTATTCCTCGGTATATCCAGGGGAAACCGGCACTTACGGTGAGACCCTCGCTCCCACCTTTAACAAAGAAGCCTGGAAACCAGGAGAGAACGGGCACTTCAACTTCCCGTCAGGGGACGATCAACTCCCTATGGTCCTGGTGGGCAAAGTCAAGACTCGCATGCGCGAGATGTTCCAGCGTCACGAGGATGCCTCCTACTATATGAACCAAGTCCGGTGCATCATTGAGAAACACGAGGACCTAGCTCAATATACCAACGATTTTGTCCAGACTTCGACGCCTGCGGGCACGCCTAAAAGCGTTCCGAGCGATCCCACGGCTTTGCAGGACATCCTGACCAAGATCGACAGCTATTTCTCGAAACCAGAGTATCAAAGTGTATTGGTAGACGACACTAAGTTATACAAAAATCAACCCTACTTCCGGGTCCATCCCGCAGACCCTCCCACAATTTTTGAATTAGAGCAAGCTAACCACAGTCCTTCTAATTTCCCCATTGGTATTGTAGATAGGGGGAAAATAGACCCATGAGAGGGAAAATCAACGATTTAACGGGATTGAAATTTGGAAAGCTTACAGTGAACCGTCTTTTGAAGATAGTTCCTCGGGTGGGAGCCATATGGGAGTGTTCTTGCGACTGTGGCACGGAACACCTTCCCACTGCCGCAGGGTGTCTTTCAAGGAGGAGTGGAAGAGGCACTAAAAGTTGTGGGTGTAGTAGAAGAGGAATTCCGTATAAGTTTTTGTATACCAACATGTTATCAGTGGCTAAACGTAAGAAATTGTCCCACCTCTCATTTGAAGATTTTTTAGATTTCACAAATATAAATCTGTGCTACTACTGCGGCGAAGATGTAATCTGGTACAAATTTCAGGATGTAAAGCGCAAGGGGGGCAAAGGATACCACCTTGACAGAAAAGATTGCAGCCGAGGTTATGAAAAGGATAACTTAGTGGTTTGTTGCCGCCGTTGTAACCGAGGTAAAGGGGCGGAATTCTCTCATGACGAATGGCTTTGCATTGGAAATCTCATTCGCCAAATGCGAGAAGAGTCCAAAGTTTTGAAAGCAACAGCATGAGCTACGATTTCAACACACGGAGCGGTCCCTGTCCCCATCTGATTACCGGGGAGCGGTATATTGTGGATACCGTTGATTTCAAGACGCTCCATCTGGCGGCTGACACAGCTTTGAATATGAGGGCTCCGATCAACGGGCTCTCGCAGGTAATCGTCAGGATAAGCGGCGAAGAAGTCCAGCAGAACGACCCCGTTTACGGGTATTCCATAGTTGCGGACGAGAATCGCCTTTTGACCCAGGATCAGTTCCGCAAGATCGTGTTCAATCTCCCTGTCAGGTGGTTCATCCCCCTCATCGAGGTGGAATACATCACCTTGCAGCCTTACTGCCTGAGGTGCAGCGCCACGGGGCAACTCAACGACTTCAAGCTGTCGGGCAGCGGCGTTGGCAGCTTTTCACGGGTGACGAATACGGACGAATTGGTTCAGAAGGTATTGAAGTTCGTACTGACATCCAGGTGTGCATTCTATCCGCAATTCACTTGCGCGATCAGGGATTACATTGGCAAGAAGTTCGGTACGGTAGTGACCTCCGACGATATATCCATGCAGATAATGGACGCTCTTCAGAGTTTGAAAAATATACAGTCGGCTCAAGCCACGGTCCAGACCTTGAGCCTGCTGGAAAGGCTGAAGGATATAACCGGGATTTCCACCACTATGCCCGATCCGACATCGGTCGCAGTGGCGGCTTCGGTAACCAGTTACGGGACCCAGTCCAGTCCCTTGCCGATCAATTTCTCGATATCGTCAACAAGAAACCTCGTGGGGAGCTAAGTTAGATGCAACCGCCAAATGTAGGAAACTCGCTTTTGTTCACCGCTCCGGTAGTCCTGGTCGGCAGTCCACCCGTGCAGATCACCGCTATGTCGGTGGACTCCACCGTCCTCCCTTATGTTATTCAGGCTGACCAGACATACACCAGACTTGAAGTTTCGGCCTACGGAGCAATCGCCGTAAATTCGTCTCCTTCCAAGCCTTCTTCAGGATTGGTGACCTTTACTGGCACGATAAACATCGAATTGAATCAGGGCTCCGCACCCATCCAGTTCTTGGCTCGCAATTATGATCCTACCGTGACATGGCTTCCTGGAGTCGCTCATTTGGCTGGGGATCGTATTGTTGACCAAAATGGGTATGTTCAGAGTGTTTTGGCCGCTACCAGTTTCTCGGGAGGAACCCTCCCTATCACCTTTACCTTAGGTGCGTCCAACGATACCATAGCTCAGGTCACGGCGATCTCCATCAGTGTCGGCAACATCCTGACCGTTACCGCCGCCAACAATTTCACGGCGGGCGAGATCGTTGCCTTCTCCCGGCTTCGATTGGCCGCCTTTTTGAACGGCGTGTCCGTGATTATCCTAACCGCTACTCCTACGGGCTTCACTGCCAGTTACAACAACAACGCCATCGCTTACTCCCAGTCTTCGCCCGAAAACGGTATCGCGGGGGTTGTCACCCATGACGGCGGCGTCACCTGGGTGAACGTGGGTCTTTACGAAATCAGCCCCGTGGTTCAGTTTGCGATCATCCCGTTTGTGAGCGGTTCCAGCGCTGTCATTGGCCCGCCATCGGCCATTACATCCTACAAATCCCAAGTGGCATGCCGAGTGGAATGGCTTATGCCGACGTTCGCCGGTACGGTAGGCACCAGGGTGGTCATTTCTACGGACCCCGCTGGGATCAATCCTCCGTATGTCCAGTACGGTGACATCGTGCCGGTCACCGCCGTCAGCCGGGCGAATGTTCAAGTCATAAGCTCCAACAGCACGACGAGCTTTGACCCGGTCACTGGTTTGCAGATCATCACCGACACCAATCAGACGGAGACATTCACGTACAATTACGTGGACATCCCGCCGAGTACCGTCAACAATGCAACGCAATTTTACGCCTTGTTGAGCACCGTGGTCCAGGACCCGGTCACCAATGCTTTGTTCGAATCGCAGCAGAACGGTCCTCTTCTCTGCGGGTTCGTCAATCTTTCCTTGGTCAGTCCCACGGACTTTCTTGCCCTTCAGCGCAAGGAAGACATAGCGGGGCGGCTCATCGCCAATATGACGACGCTTTATCCCAACTTGGACCTGTCCCCCAGGTCGGAGCTTCGGGACCTGCTCATCGACCCGATTGCAATCGAACTCTCCAATGCAAGCGTTCGGGAGTGGTTCGCCCGTTGCAGCACATCGGTCTCGGCCATGAGCCAAATAGACGATGCCAACGGGGACGGCGTCAGCGACGATTTCAATTCCTCCCCCATCAAGCAGCAGATTTCTCGGGCATTCGGTCTCAATGTCAACGACACCCAGACATTGATTGACAAACAGTTTGACATCCTCGGGGAAGGTGCGGGGCTCACTCGTGGAGGAGCCATAGGTTCGGTTGTAACCCTTACATTCTACAGTTACACCAAGCCCACTCAGACGGCGACTTTCCCAATCGGGATTCTCTGCGCCACCATCCCGGACAATGTCACCCCGTCCTTGAGCTTCGTCACCACGGGCTCGGCGGTGGTTACCCCCGGCTCCGCTGCTTCATTCTATGATCCGGTCAACGGCTTCTACGCCGTCAGCATCCCAGCTTCCTGCCAGACCACAGGGGCATCTACAAATGCGGGCGCAGGGACAATCAACACCATTAGTTCGACCGCACCGGCTAGCTGGAACGTCACCAACCTTGCCACCGCAACCTTCGGTCAGGATTCCGAGATCAATTCCAAATTCGCCGCCCGCATCGCCATCAAGCAAATCGTAGGCGTGGATTCCGGGACCCGCAACGGGTATCTCACCACCGCCCTGGCAACCCCAGGGGTTGTATCCGCCACGGTCGTCGCCGCTGGCGACGTGGAGATGCTCCGTGACTGGGACCCTATTCGGCAAAAGCACGTTTTCGGGTGCGTTGACATCTATACCCAGGGAACATCGTCCTCGCAAAACGATGACATCGTTGCCTTTGTGTACGGCAATTCCGGTACCGAGGGTCTTTTTGCAAGCTACCTACCGCTTTCCCTCGTCTCGGTGTCGAGTTCCCTTATCAAGTTTCAGGTCCAGAACGTCGCCTTCCAGCAGCTTCAATGGCCTCTTTACCATGCGGTCGAACTGTTGATCTCCAGCCCTTCGGGGTCGTTCTTCCTGGGTGTCAACAAGTCGCAATTCGACACCGCCTCCGGGTACCTGACCTTAGACCCCGGCGAACTTACCTATCAAGTCTCGGGGAACGGGGTGTCACAGGTCAGGATTCCCTACATCACCAACCTAGCCGCCGTAAGCGGTGCCGGGAGCAACGTCGTCTACCAGCTTTTTGTTCGGCTCCAGACTCCTCTCACCGATACGCCTACGGAGCAGCCAGTCGCCGCCGTCAATTCAGTCGTGGGTCAGCCCGGTTATACGGGGGCCATTCCCGAGGAATTGCTGAGCCTTATCCATACCTCCGACTTTCTCCTTTACGGAGGGAGCAATCAAGCGGGCGATCAGGTCCAGGTGGTGAGCATCGATTCATCTCCCGTCACCGTCACCATCACGTCGAGCGTGTCGCAACCAGTCACTATCGACTCGGCCATGGATTTGACCGTCGATGCGAACGGTGTCATAGGGAACGTGCTTTCCGTCCGTTCCACGGACCTTTCCACCCTCTACGTCTTCGGGCGGGATTACAACATCGCCGCCACGGGACCCTACCGGACCTACGGACTTGTCCCCCTGACCGTTTCGTTCAACATCACCAACGTCTCTCTTACAGACGGGACCCTTGCCGTAACGTGCGTGAACGACTTCGGCGTAGGCGCTCCGGTGACTTTGGCAGGTCTGACCGCCGCCACGTTTTTGAACAACCAAATCGTCGTCGTCGCCTCTTCGAACGGGACATCGTTTACCGCCGTCTACCCCCATGCCGACTATACATCCGCTGCGGATACCGGGACGGCAACCGGAAGCGCCATACAGGACGGCCAGCGAGTGGTAGTGAGCTACAACAAGTTTGTTTTGAGCGAACACCTCAGTTTTGTCTCGGGCGAGACCCAGACCCTCAACGGTACTATCCCCAGCACATTGAATAACAACGGGTTCGTCTACAACGTATGGCTCCCCGAAAGCTGGAACCGATTCGATCTCACGCTCGACGGCGCAGTGATTAACCCTGACGGCACCGTCAATGTCACGGCTTCCACCGGGTTGGTCGGCGCTTTAACCTCTCATGACAGTCGCTATGTCAAAGTGACCTACAATGGTGTCGTGATGCTGGAAAACCAGGACTACACCCTGACCGTCAACTCCGTCTCCGGGTCCGCCACGGTTGCAAGGAACCTTTCGACCGGCGTCAGCCGCATTCCAGACGGGGCACAGGTGCTCGTTTCCTACTTCTGCACAGAAGCCTTCGATGTTTCCACGGAGTTCCCCTCTTTTGTTCCGATCCTGGCCAACGAAATAGAGTCCACCAGAAATGCGGGAGGAAGCGTCCTCGTCAAAGCCATGGTGGCCAATCCGGTAGACATCACCCTGACCGTCAGCCTCAAGTCGGGAGTCTCCTCCAGCACGCTCGATCCGGTCATCAGGACCGCCATCGACCGGGTATTGGACAACGCCACAGGAACGCTCTACCAGTCCGAGATCATCAGCGCCGTCCAGGCAACGACCGGAGTCCAGTCCGTGATCGTTCCGTTAATCAAGTGTGCCAAGAGCGACGGTTCCTACGACATCGGGGTCGTCATCCCCACGGGCACGGCGTGGACACCGCTCGGGTCCGACCCGGCTTTCTCCGGGATTGTCTCCATCCCCAACCATAGTTTCATCTCGACTTCCCCGATCCTGCCGGACCTGACGGTTCCCTCCGGGGGACCCAAGAATTCCTTCGTTGGTCTGCTTTACCAGGGACAGGAATACGCCCGCACAGCATCCGTCCAGGACTTTCTGGCCAACGCCGTCACGCCGACTGTATCTTCCCAGAACGGTTCGTTTTACATCATCGGGAGCAACGACTCAGTCTCTTCCTCGGTTCCATTTCCTGCGGGTTATGCACAGAAGGTAATCATCACGATTCCGGCAGACACTACCTCGCCGTCTTTGAAGAGCTATTTCGTGACCTACGTTGTCGAGGGGGAGGGCAGCGCCAAGGACATCGTTTTGAGCAGCACCGAATATTTCACGGCTGGTCGCGTGGTAGTTCTGTATTTATGACATAAACGAACTTTCACAGTGCTTTAGTGGAGGTTCATGTGTTCATCTATTTGATAGCCAACCACGTAAGCGGGAAATACTACGTAGGGCAGCACAAAGGGAACAACTTAAAGCATTATTTGCAACAGAAGATGTATGCAGCTTGGTACTACAAGGGGCACTCCCATCTATTCGCCGCTATGCGGAAATATCCAAGAGATTCTTGGTCTATCCACGCCCTCCGTTCGGACATCCAAACCAGAGAAGAATTAGACCAGACGGAGCGGGACTTCATCAAGTTCCTTCGAGCCCAAGACCCTGAGTATGGCTATAATATTCTCCTGGGAGGACAAGAGGGGTTTATTGGGATCAAACCCCAGGAAATTCGTGAAAAAATGAGTCATTCTATGAAAGAGGTATGGAGCCAACCAGGGTACAAAGAACGTCTTGTCGCAAAGTTTAATGACCCAGAAGTTAGGCAAAGATTTAGAGAATCCCGTATCGGTCAAAAAGCGTCTCCTGAAACTCGTGAAAAGATGTCTCTCGCTAGCCCCTTGAAGGGCGTACCATGTTCCGAAGAACGAAAGCAAAACCTCAGAATCAAAAATTCTGGCAATGGAGGCAGGTTGTCGGCTTTGGGGCGTAAGTGGATTTACAACCCCATTTTACAAATGGAAAAATTGGCGAAACCAGAAGAACTTGATATCTATCTCTCTTCTGGGTGGGTTTTGGGCGGAGACCCGCAAAGAATAGCCCAAATGGCGGTATCTAAAACCGGGAAGACACAGTCGCCTGAGACTTGCCAAAAGCGAAATACTAAACTACGTGGTAAGAAGCGAACCGAAGAGACCAAGAAAAGGATGAGCGAGGCAGCCAAACGACGTGGAGTCCCCCATTCCCATGTGATGTTGATGGTCGCCGCCCGCAAATCCAAACAAGCGACGGTTGCCAATGTCTAACAACAACAACCCGGACCTTCTTTATCTTCCATCAAGGGAAACTCTTCTCCTTCTTGAAGATACGAGGCTGTACTACATCCTCCAGTCGGTCGCCAACTACTACTCTACACGGAACGACCAGCCTATGTGGGGCTCTCTCCTCCGGTTCATAGCCCAGGAGATGGCTCGCCTGGACTACGATTTCCAATACGATATCGTCTCCAAGGAGCCGCAATTTCTCACGCCCCCGGACATCAAGCGGCGGTTTGCGGACCCCCTCCACATCAGTTCGGTATACCCCTACAACGACCAGTTCGACAAGGGGAACTTCACGGGCTATTCCCAGCTTCGCAACCCGGTAGGATATCGGGATATGCTCGTGGACCTCATCGCCGCCTACGGCGAGGGGGCAATCCCCAAGTCCCTATCCGACATCGTCTTCGCCTACACCGGCAAGACCGTGCTCGTGGAAGAACTGTTCAAAGAGGTCGGAAACGGGGTGTTCGACCAGTCGGACCGCAACACCGTCCGTGTGGCCGTCAACGTCGGGGGGAATAATCCATTGACCAACATCCAAAATTTGGCGCAGCTTCAGGAAGTCGTCCAGTCTCTCTACGGGGCACTCGACCTGGCCAAGCCCGCCCATGTCGGACTCGCGTTCACCACCATCTTCGGGGAGTTCGAGAACATCGCTCTGACCATCACCGACACCCTCAGGATTCTCATCCCGCAGGTCGAAACCTCCCCGCAGGTCGAATCCTCCTCGCTCGACCCGATGCTGTGGATAGCGCCGATCTTCAACGTCAAGCACCCCAAGACGACCCTGGCGGCATACGGACGGGTGCTTCCGGTGACCCTCACCCCGTCTCAATGGCAGGCTCTCCAGGCGGTTCCGGTAGGGTGGGACCCGGTTACGACTTTTCCCCGAGGGGTATTGGTGAATCTCTCCACCATCAGCCCGCCCTTCGCCGGTTACCAGATATATCGGTCCTTGAAAAGCAACACCAATCAGCCTCCGGCGAGCAGTCCGGCTTACTGGAAGCCTCTCCCTTCTCCTTCGACGTGGCAAGGATACACCCTTCAGGCCAACGGGAATTACATGCTCGGCATTCCCTTCTGGTCGGCGGGCGGGAATTTCTTCACAGGGCAGCTTTTGCTCGATCCTAACGGGAACCTGCAAGTGGCTACCCAGGGGGGAGTGGCGGGGGGCTCGGTGACTTTCTCCTCTGTCAAGGGAAATTTCACCCACGATGGCGGCATCATCTGGTTGTGCCTCGGGGCGAACTACCTCATCGACCCGTCCAAATGGATACAGATTGTTGATAGCACGGGCAACCCTACGGGAGAGGTGAGTAACTGGAACATCAGCAGCCCGCAAGGTCTCGTTGCTCCTCAGGATTCCGCGCCCCTCGGTGGGAATTTGAAGATCAAGAGCGACACGCTTTCGATCTATAATCTGGACTAAAGACTAAGGCGTCCTAAGTAGATGAGCGAAACGAAGAAACAATCCTATCTGTCCCCTGCGGCGGCGACCCTCGAATTGTCGGTCGTCAGGAACGCGCAGCCGTTCGCCTCCATCGTCCTGGACCTTGGCATACCGAAATTCACGGTTTTCTCCATTAAATTCCCGCTCCCGCCCGAGACCGCCTCATTCCCGCAAGTGGCCAGCGAGGCGTTGGCGGT